ACCCTGCTTGGTAATACCAAAACCTATGATAACAGCTATGAAAGCTATATCATTAGAATAAATGACCCTAAAGAAGGCCGTTTGATTTCTTCACAGGGCATTAAAGAAATTGTAATTGAAGAAAACATTTTTAGTTTGTTACCAACTATCCGTATAGAAATTGAAGACCAAGGTTCTTATTTCTCAGGTTACAACCTAAAGAATGGTGATAGAATTTATTTTATCGTAACACCTATTGTTGCGAATGAAGGCGAAGACCCAACACCTTACATTGATTCAGTTTATGCTATACAGAACGTATCGTGTATCCCTACTATTGAAGGCTCTAACTATCAGTATGTAATCATTGGAATTTACGATGCTCAAAGTTATTTGAATGAAGTTGCTTCATACCCAAAGACAACTCCTGATTCTTTATTATTCCAAAATACAAAAAGAAGTGATGAAGCAATTCAAGAAGTATTAGACGATACAACCTTAAAATTAACAAAGAAAATAGATGGAAGTGATAATGGTCTTTGGTTGAACTGCCGAAAAACAAGAGCACAGTTCATTGAGAAAATTGTTGAACATGCCTGGATTGACGAAGATGATGCACCGATAATTTACACGAATTTGAATGGCGAAACAATTTATACTTCTATCAAGACAATAGCACAACAAAAGAAACTCTGTACATTTACCAATGTCAAAAACTACATTGAAAGTTTACAAGGTTCTAGTACACAAAAAGAAGATTTGGTATACCCATTTACTTCAGTACAATTCTTACACGCAGCTGGCCCTATTCTAAACCAAGGTGGTTATAAAGTTCGTGCGAATTATTACACACCTTACAACTCTTCGTCATTATATGACACAGATATAGCTCAAAAAGATATAGACATTGTTGACTTGTTGAATAATTTGGCATCACAAGGTAACCTAGACCCGATAGGAATTGTGGATGCACAAATTGCTGACAAGAAAACATCAGGAAAATTTAGAGAAGCTGTTTATCAGCAAGATGACCCGTATATCGCAAGCAGAAGTAACAAAGCTGCATCTCAATTAGATAGATTAACAAAGAACATTGATGCTGGCATATACTTCAAAGAGTTTCATGACCACTACGATATAGCACCAGTTCATAATGAAATGATTAGACGTTCGTTCTTTCAAAACTTTATAAATATGACAGTTGATGTTCATAGATTACCAAAAGAATACCAAACAGCTAAATGTCGCCCTGTACTTGGAGACAAAATAAATCTGGATTTCTCTACTGCAGATTCGGTTGATAAAATCCATACTGGTAATTATATTATTGCTGGTATATCGCACCATTTCAAAGCATTCCAGTCTTACACAATAGAAGTCAAATGTGTTACAGATGGTACTTATGGAATGGGTATTTTGGAAGAACAAGAAGAAAAGGCTAAAAAGAAATAGGTGAAATTATGAATGATATAGAACAATTTAGACAACTGATGGGTGGTAATACACAGAGTATTGCTACTGACCAAATTGTGCCAAAGAAAGATACACCTGATAACAACCACTGGACTGGTATTGTCATTAACAACAATGACCCAGACCAATTAGGTAGATGTCAGATTAAAATCTATGGTTATTATGATGATTTAGCCACATCTAACATTCCTTGGGCTATCCCAGATATCCCTTCTATGGCTTCAACTAAAGGTAATTTCGTTATTCCTGAATTGAACACGATTGTTCGTGGATATTTTGATAATGGTGACGATAGTAAACCAGTATATACTTCGGTCGCATTTAATGCTTCATATACAGATATGAAATACAATCCAAAGGATTGGTTTTTAAGAACTGAAGACTATCCACAAACAATGGTATTGTTCCAAACAGACCAGAGAGATTATCTTGTTATGAATCGTAAGACAGGTGAAATTGCTTTCACTCACCATACAGGTGCTGTTACAAGAATCAACCCAGATGGAAGTATTGATATACAAACTAGCATTTATAGTGCAGGTCCTGCTCCATTGAATGTAAATGTAAGTGGCGATGTTACTATTAACTCAATGGGAAATACTACTGTTAGTGCTTTTGGAAATGTAGATATACAAGCAACTACAGGTCAAATTACATTAGGAAATAATTTAGCAAAACAACTTGTTTGCAACATCCCGAATTGTTTGATTTGTGGTAGTCCGCATTGTTTAGGAAACACACAAGTTAAAGTTTAAAAGGACAGTCACTAACCTATGATAGTGATTGGGGAAGTATTCGCAGTACTTTCCCTTACTTTTTAAATTAAAGTATAATAAAAAAGAGGGTTATTCACCCTCTTTCTTTGTATATCGTGTAATTACATCCACAACAAATGGTGGAATCGCACCAGGTATATCCCACTCAAGGTCAGGCACTATTATCTTTATCTTGACCTTTTGATTTAAGAATTTGTTGTTAATTTCGTTCTTGTTATGTAATTTATCTAACAAGTCTTTATATTCAGTTTCTAGCTCATTCTTTGCTTTTTCAAATTCTACAATCATTTCTGTAATGACAGGATCCTTATTTTCGTAAATTATGCTTCCTTGGTCATCACGGTCCGCATATTTCTTAATTAGTTTTTGGTATTTCTCACTGAACTCATAGAATTTTGGGTCATTTTCTTCATTGTAAACACCCTGACTAATTTGTTTATATGGAGTTTCCAAGTATTTCAAATTCTTAATAGTAACTTTACTCCATTCAAGATTCAATCCTGGTTGTCTATATGCAGCAAAAAAATACTCATATAAATTTTTAATTTCCAATAAAGTAACTTCTACTTCAATTTCTTTCATTGTAATTCCCTATATTCGTATAATTCGTTTAAATCTAATTCTTCTACAGGTACTTTTCTAGTCACAGCAACAATAGTAACTAACTTTTTATTTCTATCAGTAGTGCAGTATATTGGCATTTTACCTTTGCCCATAAATCGCAAAACATAATACTCGTTACCATTTTCATCAGCAACTTTTAAATAGCAGGGATAAATCCTTGTACATTTATTTGCTTCTACTATTGGTTTAAGAAAATCGTGTAACTCAGGATAATGTTCCCACAAATACCTAGCAGTAGAATAACCTTCACATATTAAATTCCAGTTTGTCATAATTATTCCACAAACTTATTAAGTCCGTTCATACTGTGTGGGTCATCAATAGTGTTCAAGTTATCATAGAAATCAAGACCAGTAACCATTTTCTGTTCACGTTCCTTAATTTCATTCAATGAGAACAAAATGCTATTTGTTGCTAGTTGGGTTACATAAGCGAAAGCAGAAGTTGCTCTCTCATCATTGTAACGGTTGATATATGTCATTACTGCTATAAATGCGTCTTGAACTATATCGTTAATGTCCTCGTGGTTCTTTAAAGCACCAGAAGAACGAAGTCTAAATGAGTTAATACGACCGTTAATAATCTTTAGGAAGTATTCACACATTTCATTCTTTAGTTTATCCAAATTATGCCTAAATTGACGCTTTTCTTCAGGACTCATATTATTGTATGATTCGTGAAGATTGTTAATTTGTTTAGACTTGTTTATGATAAACTGTTTGGCAGAATTGTATTTTTCTTCTGTGATTTTCTGTTTTAAAAATTTATTTTCCAAACGTTGGAGATACGAAGCACACCAATCACCGATTATCGTCAATGTTCATACGATTATACTCAATGATTACTTCTCTCAATCGGGCGTTATCTACATAATACTTCTTTTCATCATCTTGTTTTGCCATAATAAATTTTCCTTTCTATTTAGCCTCCTTGTTACAGTCCTTACACATAGTTATCAGAGTCTATTTAATTTGTTTTAACTATGATTAAATATAGTTAAATATATTTAAACTGTCGGAAAAATTTTATTTTTTAGAACTTACAAATTGTTTCGGTTCATAGTAATCTTACCATTGTCTTTTTCCATCTGCTTTCTTTCTTCTTCGTCAATCTTATTAGCAGCTTCCTGTAAGATTTCTACTTCCATCCAAGGCATATCATCCATAATCTGATAATTCATTGACTTTGCTATTCTCAAGGTCATTTCAAGAATTTCAAATATGTTTACAGTACCTAATAATCCCATATCAGTATATTCAATCGTATAAGTGTGTGGTTGCCCGCATAAAGGACAATAAATGGTTACCTGATTACTAAATCCGATTTCCATTTTATCTATTGAGTTTTTCATTATGGAATAATCAAGGGCGCTTAGTCCTCTAATGAATTGTTCCAATATAACAACATTCTTGTCAGCGACGTCAATATGACGAATAAATTTTTCTATTTCTTTATCTTCGCATTTGACTTCCAAATCCCTAATTGTTGGGTATTTTAATTTCAATGTAATACCAGCATCAGGTAATTCAATTTCTTGTGGGTCTTCAGTTATATATTTTTCTGTAAAATCTGTTAATTTTATGTTAGTTGTATAAGGATTCTTACATTTATCACATTCCTTAATGTTTATATCGTAGCCAGAGTTCTTTGTGAAACTGTTAATACGAACCCAAAATGCCAAATAAGTTCTGTCACCCAAAAATATATCTTCAAATTCAATGTTTTTCAATAATACACATTTCTCAAGTATCTCGTTAATGATATCAGTTGCATTTTCTTCACAAATGGTTGCCAAGTATTTGATTTCTTGAACATTTAAAGGTCTAATCTTGATTATTGTACCTTCAGGATATAACTTACCCATCGTTGGTAATTCTTTTAAATCAAGTTTCCAATAATTGTTATATGTTTGTGCTATCATACTAATGCTACCTGTTGAAATGCTATCACAATCGTACCAGTAAATGTACCTGTTGGAACTAAACCCATACCTACAAATGGCATTGTTACTGGGGTGATAGATTTAAATGCCAAATCCAAGTATCTACTCATTGAATTATGGAAGATTTCAGGTGTCATTTCACCGGCGGTTCCAATGCCAGTAATTTCTGTCATAAATGCTGACCCCATTGTTGTGAAAGGTGTTACAGCATCAAATGTAAATGCAGTAATTCCACTAACTATCGCTGAAGAATAAGCATTTGTGAAATTAAGCATTAGTTTGGATGCAAATAGTTTGAACAAATTAGGGAAAGTCAATGCTCCATTCCCACAAAACATAGATGCTTTAACTTCAGGATATGTTAATCGTATATGTTTGTTTGAAACCTGACCGACAGGAGATGTTACAGGTGTTGGAATAGGTGGAGAACCAGGAACTGTAGTAATACCGGCTACAGTGAATTGTGGTCTTGCCATAGCAATTTCAATATCAGTCATATATTCGTTTAAAGACTGATATATCGCCTTGACATACCATTCACTATCATCAGCCGGTTGTCCTAATCTAGGTATTATTTTATTAGCAAAACTCATTTAATTAAAACTCTTCCAAAAATCACTATTGTCTGATGACTCATCAAATAAACAAGGTGGTGGAGCATAATCGTCTTGAGCATTTTTAACTGCTACTGGGTTCTGTACAGCATCCAAATCAAATTGAGGTTGTTTCAAACAATAAATTGCCCAATACAAACTAGAAACAAGGTCATCGTGGCAACCTTTAGCACCTCTAAAGTGGTTTGGAGAGATTTGTTCAAATCTACTCAACTGATAAATCGTTTCGGAATCGTGAATAATAAGTTTCTTTGCGTTTGCTACGTCACGAAGCATTATACAGGCCTCAAGTTTAGATGCAGGTGTTGCTCTTGTACCAATACCTTTGCCATCTGTATTCAATATGTTACCACATCCAATGTTATACCAAAGTTCTTCAGTAACGAAACGTCCACAATCATTGTTTTCAACAACCATTAGACAGTTATTGTATCGTTCACTTGCTTCGGCAACCACAGCGGCATATTCGTATGGTTTAATTTTGTTGTTTTTATACACTGCAACTTGTTCGTATAATTCTTTGTTTACAATTTTAAGTACTTGGAACGCACAATCGTCTTGTCCGACACCAGTTGAACTATCAACACCCATTACATAAGTAACACCTGGCATTGGATCTTCAAATACTTTCATGTGATAACCATAATCTGTGCGTTTTGGCTCAATACCAATCCAAGTCTTTATTATATCACCTTCAATAAGTGTAGGTGAAGAACCTTCAAATGAACAGTTATAGTTTATTAAACCATTTGATAAGTATTTGTGTCCACCTTCTACCATAAGTGGTGAATAAACATCTTTAACACCCAAAGGAACTATCTTTTTGATTACCTTTCCGCACAAAGTATCACCTACTTTTAGTTTGTTTGCGGAAATTTCTACACCGTCATTGTCAAATCGGTGGTCTAAACTACAATTTATGCTTGTATCGTCAAAAACAAGCTTAATACATTCAGCTTTCTTCTTAATAATCTTTTGATAATTTTGATAACCTGTAGGAGTTAAAATTTTCATATTTAATTACACCATTCGTTTATAGTTTCGCCGTTATCAAATGGATTTGCTTTTTCTGTTTTACTAAAAACATTACGTGCTTCATTAGTAACAGGACCATCAAACAAGTGGGCTGTTTCTTTCCATAATTCAGGCGAAGGGATTTCTTCTGTTTTAGGTACTTCTACAATACCTTCTTGAACTGTTTCTGTTTCTATCGGAGTTGTTTGGATTTCTACTTCTGTGGTTCCTGTGGTGGAACTGGTTTTGGTTTTCTTACTGGTTTTCTTCTCATCTTCTTCTCCAACTGGGTCAGGAACTTCTCTCGTTTCTTCATTATCTTTATATTCGCCATATTTCTTATGGTGAATGTTCCAATAATGCATTGCTATCTTTCTTGAATGAAAGAAGTTACCGCAGATTTTACATTTTTTCTCTATCATAATTTCACCTCACATTTATTTTGTCTATTATTTATAATTACCATCCGTCAAAGGGGTCAATTCGTGGCAAATCTTTTTTAGACTCGTCAGTACTTGGGTCATAAACGGCCTGTGCTTGCTCCTTTTCCTGGAGATTATCGTTTATAGCCAGTATATCTCCCTGGGCCTTAACGACGCTAGTCTGGTCAGGAACGTAGTCCTTATGTATCTCCTGCATACCGGCATTAGGATTTAACTTATTTGCCGCAGTATGTTCTTCCATATCGTGTTCAACATTGAAAGTTTCGCCAAGTTCAACATAACTTCTCAAATGTTCCATATTATCATCGTTTACATTCAATTCATCAACATTTTCGTGAGAATTTCTCCAAACTCTCAAACT